CTTGCTGTAAATGGACCTGACCAACCATGAACGACACCACATACCCCAATGCACTCGCAACGTCAATGACGATTCGTGAATGCTTCGCAGCGACAGCAATGCAAGGAATCCTAGCCGATCACGAAGCAGATTTTCCCGCGTTGAGAATCGCGGAACTATCGGTCGCTATGGCCGATGCTCTAATCGAAGCACTAAACAAAAAGGATGCGGCATGAGTTCTATAGGAGTGAGAGAGGAAGACGTAAGAGCCGAATGGCTGAGAGTTCGCAACGATCCAGTCGAAGGATATTTGGGAGCTTCTGATATCGCTGCCGTTTGCGGCATGTCGAAGTGGAGTACGCCAAGGCACGTATTCATGGTGAAAAAGGGACTCGTGACGGTCGAAGACAACCTGCCAATGAAGGTCGGTCGAATGCTTGAACCGTTGGTTGCTCAAGAGTTTGCCGACTATGTGGGCATCCCGTTCTCGGATCTTCGAAAGGGCGAATTGACCCGGCACCATAAGTACGGGTTCCTAGGCTGTAATCCTGATTATCTGTGGGATTCGCCCGAAGGGTTGGCCAATATCCAATGTAAGACCTGCGGCCAATATGCCAGCGGCGACTTTGGACAGTCAGGAACCGACGAGGTTAAGGACGAGTACCTTCTGCAATCGGGCTATGAAATGTGGTTGACCGGTGCGAAGATCGGCTACCTTCCGATCCTGATAGGCAACGCAGAGTTTCGAGTGTTCAAGTTCACTTGGACTGAAACCATGCAAGCCATCGTGAAACACGCGGCAGAAGAGGCGCGGACGTTCTGGCATGACTATTTTCTGGCAAACGTTCCCCCGCCTTTGATGGGGTTGGACGTGGATCAAAGGCTAGTCACCGATATGTACCGGTCGCCTGACGATACTTTGGTGAACTCGAATCCAGACATCGAAAAGGAATGTAAAGGGTTCGCGGAATTGCAAGCGGAAGCCGAAAAGCTGGAAGCGGAGATCAACCGCAGAAAGAACGTTTTCCGCGAGTTCATCGGCAACGCATCGGGGGTTCACACGACAGAGGGAATCGTGACCTGGCGACCTGACCGCAACGGCAAAAGATCGCTCCGACTTCCCTTCAAAAAAGGATTGTAAGACATGGCAGACGACACACAGACAACAGAAACGAACGAAGACAAATCGAAGTGGCTCCTAAATGGGCTCAAGCAGAATATGCCGACCATCCGAGCGGTAGCGGGAAACCTCATTGATCCCGACCGATTGCAGCGAATGGCTATGGTCTGCGTAGATCGCAACCCGCTGCTCAAGCAATGCGCTTGGCAGAGTTTCGCGCGGGCCGTCGTTATGTCGGCTGAGATCAACCTGGAAGTAGGCTCAAGTCTGAATCATGCCTACTTGGTCCCTCGCAACAATAAAGGCGTATGGGAGTGCGAATTGCAGGTTTCAGCCTACGGATTCGCGGAGCTTGCTTACCGTTCATCTTTGGTCAAGTCGCTGAACTGGCACCCGGTTTACAAGGCTGACAAGTTCAAATACCGTTATGGCTTGCATCCAATTTTGGACCATGAGCCGCTTGACGAAACGGAACTTGACAAGGACGTGACCCACGTCTACGCGGTTGCTGAACTGGTAACCGGTGGAAAGATATTTCTTGTTTTCACTCGGAACAAAATCGACCGACTCAAGAACATGAATCCAGCGGTCAAGGCCGGAAAGTTCTCGCCGTGGTCGGAAAACTACGCAGAAATGGGATGCGTCAAGGTCGTTAAGGCTCTTTGCAAGAGGCTTCCCAAATCGAAGGAACTCGCAAAGGGTATGAGCTACGACGACGCCAACGATACCGGCGATCAGAAGTTAGCCGATACTGAATCAATACCTGCTGAGTGGGTTGACCTAGACGCGCCAAAAGAGACGAGAACCGAGCGTGTAGCCCGCAAGATGGGCGTAGAGACGCCAAAGAACGGCAAGGGGGACGAGATCCCGTTCTTAACTTTGTTGGGCATGACCGACGATGAACAGAAGGACTGGTTTATCTGGTGCGACTCAGAAGGCTACGACCCCGCCAAGATCGAAGCAGACGCCAAAGCAAGCGGCGCTAAATCGAAAGAGGACCTGTATGCTGTGGCTGAAAAGAGGCTGGCGGTATGAGAATCGCCTACGTCTCACCCTCAGATCTTGCCTACCTCTCTGACGTTTGCGGTCGTTGCTGGTGGCGCAAGATCAACAAGATACAGAGCCCAAAGACGGCTTACCCGAAGATCTTTGGCGAGATCGACCGGGCCATGAAGCGCACTGTTAACGTGGACGTTTTGCGGTCATTCGACTTGCCGGTTTCGCGGGTAGTTCGTCCCGATATGCAGACGATCAACTTCTACGACGAAGCGAAGGACGATTATTGGAGCGAGCAAAAGCTAAGAAGCGCACCGATTGTTTACGATGACTTGGGCGCAACCTTGATTATCAGCGGCTACCTCGATCAAATGGCAGTCTTGGAAGATGACACGATCTTGGTTACCGACTTCAAAGCGTCGGAACAGAACGAAGACAAGATGCGCAAGTTTGAGCGCCAAGTCCACGGCTATCAATACTGCTTGGAGAATCCGGCCAAAGGTGAACCGAAAGAAGTAACTATGTTGGGAATCTGTTGGTACACGCCAAAGAAGTTCGACATCCAAGGCCATGAAGCCTCTCTGACGGGCCAATTGACTTATACCCCTGTCGAAATAGACCGACCAAAGTTTCAAGGCTATCTGAGGAAACTAGCGGCCATGGTAGGCATGACAGAAGCACCACCAGCAGGTACGACTTGCGAGTATTGCGAATGCGTTCGACATGCGGCAAGTTTCGACCGTTCGCGTCAAGCGTTGGCAGACAAGCAAAGGGAGAACGTACCCGTATGAGCAAAGTTCCGCACCCCAAAATCACCTACGCCAAGCCCGAAGACATCAAAAAGATCAGCGGTTGGGAATGGCCTCTTGACGAGGTTGCTTGGTGCCGCGTTTGTCTTATCGACCGGTATACATGCGATGCAGCACCCCGAGGTCCGCATATCGCCGGTTACTGCCCGCGTTGTGGTTCGTTCCTGCGGTTCCTAACTAAGAACGAGAAGCCGAAAGAGCAACCCCATCCGAAAGCGACACCGCAACCAGCGGCAAAGAAGACGAGCACCGATTACGGTTACATCGTGAGTGCATCGGTAGGCGTCGGACTCGGAATCGTTACCACCGTTTTGGGATGCGTCGAGGTAGCCCATGACATGAGTCTTCGAGACGCGACACTCAAAAAGGCACCAACCGCAAAGGTCCGCTATGACTATTTGGAAGTTGTTCCGAAGGTCGAACGATGACGACGACGCGAATTCCAACGGAACCGGGCCAGTATTGGGTGAGAAATGCAATCGGGTCCTGGCTTATCGCTGACCTCGTTTCACCGTCACGGAGACTCGTTTTGTTGCAAGGGGCTTCCGGCTTTTGTTCGGCACCTGACGAGTGGATATGGAATCCCGAGCGCATCAAGTCACCCGACGAGATTCAAGCGGTTAAGATCGAGGTTTTGGGGCTCAGAACACTCACAACGAACCGGCTCAAGTCGAAAGGGCTTGCTACTGTCGAAGCCGTTCGCGGAGCCGGGCCAGTCCTGCTTAACTCGATTCCTGGCATTGGTCGAAAGGGAGTCAAGGACATTCAGGACGCGATGAGGCTTTATGATGCCCTTCCCTAGTCTATCGGCACATATGAAGACGCAACATCCCGACTATGAACAGCAGGAAACCGAACCCCAATGAGCACACCATTGACCCGAGAGAACCTAAGCACTAAGCCGATCCTTTTCGGCGGCCCGATGGTCCGCGCCATCTTGGATGGATCGAAGACGATGACGCGACGAGCCGTGAAAGGCGAGGCACTTAAATGGCTCACCGAAAGCGGCTTTTCTCCAAGCTTTGTAGCTGACCCAGGCAATAGCCTTTGCCCATACGGCTCAATCGGAGATCAACTCTGGGTTCGCGAGACTTGGAAGTGCGAGTTCCCGATTGACCCTCGACACAGAACCGGAATCCAATACGCGGCTGATGGCAGGATGATTGTCCCCGATGTCGCACAAGATGTAGTTCTGCGTCACGCCCACAAGTTCAGTAAGTGGAAACCTTCAATCCACATGCCCCGATGGGCATCTCGAATCACGTTGGAAATCACCGACATCAAGGTTGCGCGGGTTCAGGACATAAGCCAGGACGACGCCACAGCCGAAGGCGTTGAGCAATTCTGGGAGACCGGCAAAGAACAGGGCGGCATGTTCCACGTTGGCGGGAAATGGTGCGACTACCCCGATGATGCCTTCCGTCTTCTTTGGGATTCGATCAACGCCAAGCGCGGCTACTCGTGGGAGTCGAACTGCTGGGTTTGGGTGGTTTCGTTCAAGAGGATTCCATGACCCGAGAACAGTTAGAACCAGTAGCGAGAGCCCTGGCTTCTCATTATATAAAACTGGTACGCAAAGCGACATCGCCTGATCCGCTCAAGGAATTTACATCTACTGAGATTGGTCTTTTTTACGATGAGGCCGAA